AGCAGATATTGTATTGGCTGTTAATCCATTTGTAAAGTTAGTTGTTCCAGTTACAGTACCACCTGTAAATGCAGTAGCAGTACTAAATCCACTAACACTAAATGTACCCCCAGTATTGTTCGTAAAGGTAGTTGTTCCATTGGAATATGTACCACCAGTAACTCTTATATCTATAGGTAAATTAACATAAGTTGTTGCTGATATAGTTGTAGCAGATAAAAATGGGGTGAATAACCCACCAGTCATAGTATCACCAGTTCTGGAAACTCTATCCCAACCTATTGGAAGAATTGAGTTTGCTGTGGTACCAGATGCATATAATATTACGTCACTAGTATTTAATGCTAATTCACCTAGTAGTAAACTACCAGCTGTTGGTACTTTTCCTGGTACGTTTGAACGCTTAATTAAAAACGTGTTATTTCTAATCTTATCTGCCATATATATGGTATCTTTTTAAAGCTCTATAGAGAGTTATTATATTTTTTAAGGTTATATAACCTATATAAAATAAATATGCACAATAGTTAAATTGTGCATATTATAATTATGATATTTTTAAAATCAATAGTTACTACGAACCATCAATAGCTACCCCCATCTAAAATATCATTTTCCGTAAGTACCCTTACACCATTTGGTGCACTGCTACTATAATTTGTATTTCTAATTATAATATCACCAACTTGTGAGAATAAGTTTCTATTTTCATTACCTGTTGATGCTGTATATTCAGTATTTGGGGATAAATTACCATTTAAGTAAGATGAACCAATACTTAAGGTAGTTGCAGTATTTGCTATACCAGAACCATCTTGAATAGTCCAACCAGCACCTATAGATGTTACAGTCGTACTTCCAGTAGGGTTATAGTTAAGTGTAATGTTATCATCCTCTACATATAATTGACTAGTAAACGCTGAAACAGATGGACCAAATACTGTTAAACTACCTTGAATAACCGCACTACCAGCAACATTTAAACCACCAGTACCAACATTAACAGTACCATCAGTAGGAACACTAAATGTATTTGTAGCAGCATCATAAGTAAACCCAGTGTCATCACTTAATAAACCACCTGTACCAACATAAACTACTCTGCCAGGTGTTAAATTACTAACCGTTAAACCAGAAACTGTTGTGAATTGAACTGGTAAATCAGATTGACCTTGATTTTGTTTAATTGTAAACGTGTTTGTTGTTGGTGAATATGTGAAACCAGTTACGAATGTATCAGTTGATGTTAAACCAGTAACATTAAATGAAGCGTTATTATTATTATTTAATGTAAGTGTGCCAGCATTATAAGTACCACCAGTAACAAAAACATCGGTTAAACCAGTTATAGTTACATTGGATGCGTTTTTTCTACCTAAAACGATTGAACCATTAGGTCCAGTATATGAAACAGTACCACCAGTTACATAAACATCATTTGTTTGTGAATATGCAGTTAATGTGCTATAGTTTACTATTTCAGTAGCTCCAGTTGCTGTTTGATTATAAGTAGCACTTCCAGTTACTGTTAAATTATTAACATTTACGTTACCACCATTAATGGTTGTAGAATTCAACGTTGTAATAGTAGCGCCAGTTGCGTTAAGCGTATTTACATTTTCAGTTCCAATATTTGTTGTTGTTGCTGATAATGTACCATTTACTGTTAATCCACTTACAGTGTTAAATAATGCAGTTAAATTAGGTTGACCATTATTTTGACCTATAGTAAATACGTTACTGTTATTATATGTAAAACCAGTTACATATGTGTCAGAACCGCTAGTACCGCTTATTGATGAAATATCTGCTAATACAAATCCACTTGTTGTACCTGATAAGAATTTACCACTTAAGTTAGTAACACCATTATAAGCTTTAATTTGATTTCTAATCTTTAAATCATATAAGTTAGAACCTACTTCAAAGAAATTAGCATTGCCACCAACACCAGCTGGTGTCCAATTTGATGTTGATGATGTAACACCAGAAAACATCATTATACCATCAGCAGTATTTACTATTGCCTCACCCTTATATAAAGTTGCCCCAGAAAATGGTGCACTTGGTACCGTGTTATTCTTAATTATTAATCTAGTATTTCTAATTGCCATTTTTTTTGTTTTTATATAAATATATTATTTTTTATCAATAACCACCACCGTTTAAAATATCGTCCTGAATAACTGAATTATTAGCGGTTATTTGTCTTAAATTACTTTCTGAATCTAACCCTAAATCTAACATAGGGGTATTTACCTTTATTGTTGATGTCCAAACACTAGATGTTCCACTAACGGTATTTATATCCCTAAATCTTCTACTAGGTATACCAACATCTATAGTTGCATCAATTATTGGGTTTATACTTGTGTTAAATATAGTTTCACCACTAGATAAATGTATTTCAGAATCACCACTACAAGAAATAATTAAATCAGTATAAACAGCCGTACATGCAGATATCGTAGGTGTATCAGCAGTAATAAATAAAGGTTCAATAATGAACGTTTGATTTATATCGGATGAATTATTTATACAGCTCATATTATATTGTATTACCTATTAATTTAAATACACCATCATTGTAATATCCTTTACTAACCCTTATCGTAATAACATCATTAGCGTTAAAAACCAATGGTGATGTTAAAATAGTACCATCAAATACACCAATACCATTAACAAGAATAACTATTCTTGATAAGTTTACAATACCTGTTAATTGAGAAAAACTAACACTATATTGATTAGTAAATGTAAATTGTGGTTCTGATTTTGGTTTAAAGTTAAATGTAAAGTTAACAGTATTAACATTAACATGCGGTTCAAAAACAATATTATTATTTAATAATACTTCTTCTTTAACTTCGGTAACAATCATTGTCCTATTAATTGTTGGTATTACTTCAAAATCTTCTTCATCAAGTATATAACCCAACAGCTTAACTTCAAATAATTGAACATAAAATCTTCTGTTCTCAAAATCATCGATATTGCTTTCATCACCAATCGTTTCTAAATGTAAAGGCATTGGATGACCATTTGCGTTTATATAACATTGTCTAGATTGAAATGCTCTCTGAAATATTCTATTAAATTTATTTAAATCCTTCATCCTATTGGTGAATAACCTAATTTCATAGGTCATATCAACTGGTGTTGGTTGTGGAATCTTATATAAATCAATACCCTTTCTTACACCATCCCAAGTTGGAACTTTCATATATGTATATGTCCTATTACCTGGTATATTCCATAATCCAGCTTGGTTTTGACCTTGTTGAATATCTGGTTTCCTTATTATTGTAATGAAAGGAAGTTCAATGTTTTTGTATTTATCTGAAAATTGCCATGTTTTGCTGAATTCTGTCCATCTTTGAATTGTTAAAAATATAACAGGTACTTTCTTACCATCAATCGAAATCGCAAAACCCTTATCAGATTTTGTAAACTCAACAACCGCTTGGTCCATGTCCTCTTCCAATACACCTTTAGGTAAAAAAGTGCCATTATCGGCAATACCATCTAGAATTTCTTGTCTTCTCTCTGGACCAATTTTACCATTTTTTATATTGATATCTGTTTTAAACCCTTTAGGTGACATATTTCTTTAATTTACTATTTTTTATTTTAAACAGCTCTAAATTCAGAACTATCCACTGGAGCACATTTAATTGTCCTAAAAGCACCCTTATAACCCATTATAGTATGCTTATTGTCAAAGTTCTTAATACCATCATTAACAACTGAAAAATATCTTATCTCAGTCTCATTTATCGGATAACCAATATAATCACCATAAGATAACGATGTTTTTAACTCAGTTAACTGAGCATCATAAATACCAAAAGTTAAAGGACCATCTTGCAAATACCTTAAACTACCATTAGTATTATATGCTTTGTTCTCAGCCTCCTCCAACATAGGAATAACCTTCAACTCAACTGGAGGGAAAAATCTAATACCATCCTTCGATGCCTCACCATAAAGTGAATCACTCTCACTCATCTCCCTATCAACCCTATATAATATAACAGTAAAGTTACCATCACCCTCAATAGCCTCTCTGCCCATATTTATCTCTAAAAAAAAATCTTCTTCAGAGAAAAAGCGATTTATACGTGTAATAGGTGTTATTTTATTATTTTTATCCATATTAATTTATTTTATTTATTATTATTTTATTGATGTGTTTATTACTACAACCATAAATACTTGCAATATCAACTTGTGATAACCCATTTAATAAATAATTTTTAATTCTAGTTATAGGTGTTATCTTATTATTTTCCATGACTTTTATTATAAATATTTATCTTTTGAATAATAACCAATAAAGTATTGATTTTATTGAAAAGATTTATTATATTTAAATATAATAGATATATAAAAATAAAATATTTTGATAAACCTTGACGATTTAAAAGGCCATTCAGCTCTTTCATTATTAGAAAAATATAACGGTATTAACCCATATCTAATAAAACTTAAGAATGAATATCTAAAAACTAAAAAATTAATACTGACTGAAAATCAGTCCAAATATATAATAGAGAACCACGATAGAGAACCACAACATATCAATCGTGTTATCGGTATAACCGAATACCTAGGCCTAGAACTACAAAAACAAGACGGATTATCATTCGTACCACAAAGAATTCTTATCGAATTTATCCTAGCGGAAACTGATAAAACATATCACATATACGGTAAACTAAATAGAAACCAAAAAGAATCTAAAATGTACTGGTTACCAAAAACACAAGTAACCGATGACCCATACTTCGAAGAAATAAATATAGATGTAGATTTTACACCATATAACAATACCCTAGCTAAACAAAATAAAAAACTTTATAACCACCAAGAAGAAGGTGTTAAATTCCTACTGTCTAGAAATGGCTGTATATTAGCTGACGACATGGGTTTGGGTAAATTAGAGGTAACTAGTAATCAAGTATTTACACCAAATGGTAGACGTAAAATTGGTAATTTAAAAGTTGGTGACCAAATTATTGGTTCAAATGGTAAAGCGTGTAATATTATAGGTGTATATCCACAAGGTGTTAAAGACTTATATGAAGTCACATTTAATGATGGATATAGTATTTTGGTTGGGAAAGAACATTTATGGAGTGTATCGTCAAATAATTCTGGTGAAAATTCTAAAAATAGGGAAAATAGATATATAACACTTAGTGTTGAGCAAATGTTAGATGAAAACTTGGTTTTAGAACAAATTGGTACTGGTTGGAATGAAAAAAGACCTTACAAGTTTAAAACTTTTTATAAACAAAAAAATGGTGATTCTAAATGGCAAATACCAATTGTTAAACCAATTGAGTTTGAAAATAATGATACTTTACCTATTGAACCTTATTTATTAGGTTTATCATTGGGTGATGGTCATTTTACAAAGTCTTCAGCAATT